CACAGCTGAAGAAGCCCGCAGTCGTGGTGTTCGAGCCGGGGAAACCGAAGCAGGGCCTGATCATAGACGGGCACCACCGGACACTCGGCGCGGAAGAAGCCGGCGAAGAGGGCGTCCTTGCGTGGCCGGGGCACGTGCACGAAGGTAACGGGCCGTGGATGGAACTCCACGATCTTCAGTTCACCCGGGCATCCGGTTCCGAACCGCATGCCGGGGCCGACAGCGCCGCGGACCAGGTAGGAACCGACGATTCCGAGAACCAGATATAGGCTGAAGACGGTAAAAGCCCCCGTAGGCGCCTATGCGCTAGCAGGTGCTTTCGCCTAATCTTGAATCTGAAAGTCACTGTGGCCGCGCAGTCTGCGCGGAGCCGGTCAATCCTTTTGAAAGGAAGGACCGGCTGCGATGGCATCTGACCTCGCTAAGTCCCTTCACGAGCAGGAGCAGTCCGTCTGGGCGAAGATTCAGTCCCTGGCGATGACGGCTTCGACCGAGCGGCGCAACCTAACTGACGACGAGCAGCGGTCGTTCGACGCGATGCACGAGGAGCTGGACGGCGTCGACAAGCGTCTCAAGCAGATCCTCGAAGACGAGAAGCGCAATGCTGCGACCGACGAGATGTACGGCCAGCTGGAGAAGCGGGCAGCCAATCCGGGGATGAACCGGCAGCTGACCGACTTCGAGCAGGAAGTCCGGGCTTTCGCCCGCGGCGACCGGAAGTCCCTGGACGTCATCTCGTCTGAGTCCCGGATCATGCAGCGGCTCGGTACCGGCCGCCCGGTGAGCCCGGCTGAAGTCCGTGTGCTGACCGACGCCTACATGGCGCCCGGCTCGTTCACGAACCAGACCAACGCCGGCATCGTGCCGATTGACTTCTACGACCAGCTCCTGAGCTACCTGATTGAAGTCAGCGGCGTCATGCAGTGCGGCCCCACCGTGCTGAACACGGCGGGCGGCGAGCCGATCCAGGTCCCGATCGTCAACCAGCACACCGGCCTCACCACGGCTGGCGCACAGGTCGGCGTCTCCGCCGCGCAGGCAGCCCAGCTGGTCTCCGCCGATCCGGTCTTCGCGCAGAAGACCCTGACCGCCAACAAGTTCGGCATCCTGATCCAGGTAGCACGCGAACTGATCGACGACTCAGGCGTCAACCTGCTCGGCTACCTCGCCATGTCGGCGGGCCGCGCGATCGGCAACGCGCTCGGCAACTCGCTGATCAACGGCGGCAACGGCATCTCCGGCTACATCCTGGCGGCTCCTGTCGCAGTGATCGGCGGATCGGCGTCGGCGGTCAGCGCGACCAACCAGGTGGGAGGCGGCCCGTCCTACACCAACCTGATCGACATGGAGTACAGCGTCATCGCGCCGTACCGCCAGTCGCGCTCCTGCTACTGGCTCGCCGCGGACAAGACGCTCGGCTCCCTGCGGAAGCTGACCGACACCGTCGGCCGTCCCATCTGGGAGCCGTCTACCGTGCTCGGCTCGCCCGACCTCATGCTCGGCAAGCCCCTGGTGGCCGACCCGTTCATGCCTGCGTACGGCACGGGCGTTGCCGGGTCGATTGCCTTCGGCGACTTCAGCCAGTACTTCGTCCGGATGGTCGGCGGAGTACGGTTCGAGCGGTCCGACGACTTCGCATTCGGTACCGACCTCGTGTCCTTCCGCGCCATCATCCGCGCCGACGGCCAGCTGATGAACCCCCCCGCCGCGGTCACCCCGTCTAACAAGGGCCAGCCTCTGGTGCTGTTCCAGGGCGGCGCGACTGGCTGATTCTGCAGTAAAACCCGTTCTCGTCGTACGATGAGGGCGGGTTTTACTGTTTTGCGAGGAGGCACCGTGAGCTGGACAGTTCCTGCAGTAGTCCTCGCGCCTACAGAAGTGGTTAAGGGTACGTAGTGAAGGCGGTCCGGCTAACGCATGCATGCGGATTGAACGAGCGCGTGTACGGAGACGAGGGAACATCTCTTGTCCTAGATGACGCAGAGGCACACGAGCTGGTTGAGGTGCACTGTCTTGCTGTTTACGCGCCTGAGCTTGATCCCGTAGCGCAGGAAATTCCGGTCAAGTTCGTCGGTCCGGAAAAGGCAGCTGCACGTCTCGACCAGCTCGTGAGAGACCAGCAGCTTCCTGCGGATTTTGTCGAGGCGTACAAGGAAGAGATGTCCCCGCAAGAGGCAGCGCAGGAACTCGTTGAGCCGACTGCACTGTCTGACAGCGATCTCGGAGACAGTCCGGCTGAGATGAAGATGCCGTGGACTACCGCGTCTAAGGCAGATTGGATCGACTGGGCCGTCCATCTGGGGGCCAAGGCCGAGGATGCTGCGCTCCTGACGAAAAAGGACCTGATGAGCCGCTATGGCGAACGCCTCTAGGCTTCTACACTAGGGGGCACAGCGACCAACAGGGAGTCTTTCCATGGCAGCGATCACTGACGGTACCAACCCCGGCCGGGCTGACCTCCAGGGCGCCCGGCAGGCTCCTGCCCGTCACCGCCAGGGCCGCGGTGCACCCGGCGACGACACGATGGAGTCGGTCCAGACCCCGTCGGATATCTTCGGTTTCCCGCAGACCTACTCGACCGGTGCTCGCGGCAGTACAGGCGGCGGCAGCGTGCCTGCGGACGTGACGATCCAGAAGGGCCAGCTGGACGCCGGCCTTTCCCAGGTATCGGGCAGCGAAATCACCTCGACCGGAGCACCCGGCAGCCAGGGCGTGCACAACAGCGTCGGCGGCGAGCAGGTTACCTACACCGACCCGTTCGGCTACGTCGGCGGCGTTAACCGCGATGTCTCGGTGACGGGCCGCATCGACGGCCCGGGTGACTGGACGCAGGCGAACGACATGGGCTACTCCGGCGGTCCCACGCTTCCCGCGCTCCAGAACGCCCGGCCTACCTCTACGGGCGCCGGCCAGGGACACGTCCGGGAGCACCACCCGTAATGAAGGACTTCTCCGGGATTAAATGGGCGCAGTGGCCGCTGGCCGGTGCTGTCGGTGCCGGCCGGAGCGACGTGCTGCCTGCTGACCCCGAAGGATTTGCTCCTACGCCGTCTGCTTTCGTGAATGCCGAAGAGCCCGCAGAGGAGGTTCCTGATGCAGGACCTGAGTAGCCTCGCCGAAGGCAGCCTCGCCATGGGCAGCAGCATGGCAGGCGGCAACGTCATCTCCGAGATCCCGCACTTCGGGGCAGCCGGGAGTCCGTCTGAGCAGACTTCTGACCTTCCGTACGACCCGCAGCACAACGACCCCGAGCCGAAGATCGGCACGCCGTCGGGAGAGCACACCAGCACGAAGACGAACGACGCCGGCACGTTCAGGACTACTCCGCGCGTCTGGAAGGACTGCCCGTAATGGCTGACTGGGGACCTGTAGAGCACGTGACGGACGGCAGCAGTCTCGCGATCGGCGCCGAGGGCAGCATCGTCCGGCACTCGATGTCCGGGGCAGGCGCACCTTCGCACCCGACGGACTACAACGCCACTGACGGACGGCACAACCGCGAGTCAGGTCTTGCCCCCTGGCAGTCAGTCGACCCGCGGTCCGGCATCGTTACCGACACCGACTGGGAGACGCCCGTGGGGCATTTTCCGGACGGTCCCGGTGCGTGGCGCCAGACCTGATGTGAAGAAACTCGCAACAGGAGCCCTGGCCCTCTGCGGGCTGGGGCTCGCTGTTTGGTCGGCTGCATTTCATCCGTGGGGCTGGCTGTACGCCTTCGGAGTGCACCCGTACCCGGTGAGCAGCAGCACGCCGTGGACGTACCAGATGTGGTCCGGCATCATCCCGGCCCTGACTATCCTTACCCTGTTCGGGTCGCTCGGCGGTGCTTACCACCTGCATAACTGCCACAAGGACGGCTGCTGGCGGATCGGCAAGCACAGGATTGCCGGGACGCCCTGGTGCGATCGTCACAAGGCCATGGCGAAGCCGGCAGTCAGTACCGAGGACCTCCTGCTCCAGATTCTTGCGGAACTGAAGGCCCTCCGGTGAACGTGCACGCCAAGCGGGCGCTGTTCCTGCTCGGGGCGGTAGCCCTGCTCGTAGTCGCCCTCGGCGCGCTGTACGGGAACGTCACCCCCGTCGGTCCCTGGGACGGCATGTATTTCGCTGTGGTGACGGTAACCACGGTCGGCTACGGCGACATAGTTCCGCGCGGCTGGGAAGCGCACCTGGTTGCCCTTTTGATCATGGTGCTGATCATCCCTGCGTGGAGCACCGTGTTTTCCCTGATCACCAGTGCTGTTGTCGCAGGCCACGTGGACAAGCGGCACAAAGAGATGAAGAACCATGTCGATAAAGTCGCCGGAGGCAGCAGTTCCTGAGCCGGAGCGCCCGTCGCTGCTGCGCCCGGCCATCTTCGGGCTGGCAGACGGATGCATGTCGCTGCTCGGCGTCATTCTCTACCTGCTGCACCACCAGGAGCTGATCTTCCCGGCTGCCCTCATGGGCGGTATCAGCGCTGCTGTGTCTATGGCAGGCGGTGAGTGGATGTCCGATTCCGATAACGGCTTCCTGCCGTCGGCGGTCATGGGCCTGGCTACCGGTACGGGTGCGATCCTGCCCGCTATCCCGTTTGCCTTCGTCCGCGGTTCCGTAGCGGTCCTCGCGAGCGTGCTTATCTGTGCTCTGGTCGCGGTCGTTGTCGGCGCCATGCGCGGCCGGGCCAGCCGGAAGCACTCTGCCGGCTTCCAGATCGCCGTTACCTTCGCGCTGTTCGGCGTCATTTTCGCCGTTGTCCTCGTCTGTTCCCTGATCGTGCCGAATCCCGGTTAGTGCCAGCTGGCACTAAGGCCGTTAGGCTGCAGGGCATGAGCTGGATCAGCAAGAAGACCGCGCAGTCGGCCGCGGATGCGCGTGACCTCGACGAGACGCGCCGCCTCGCCTACACGCTGCTTTCAGGAGTGGCCTACCAGGACCGGGTACTAGCAGGCTCTCTGGTCAACGCACTTGCGCACCATCAGCGGGCGTGCACGGCAGAAGACGCCATGGCACAGATCCGCGTCCTGCTGGAGAACCCGCAGGACGACGAGGCCCGCGCATGGATGCTCCGTCATATAACGCGGATCACTAGCGCCATGGAAGAGTAATCGTGAACACCCCGGGAAGCCAATGGGGGACTGGCGGGTGCGGCGGTTCGATTCCGCCAGTGCCATGCCCCGACCCGGTGACGGGTGTGGCAAGCTGGCTGTAACCTGAGTTCCGTGAACAGTACTAGGTGGTTTACCGGTGCGGTTGTTCACTGGTACCACTTTTTCTGCGGTCATGAGGTTGTCTCTCTGTGGGACGATCCACTTGCTGAACACGTAGCGGCGCTGCGCTCAGCAGAGTTCGAGGGCGAATGCCGCATCGGTCTTGTCGGGGGCGCAGTACAGCAATCCGATGCGGTTCGCTGGCTTGCAGTGCACTGGCCAGAAGCACAGGTTGCTGTAACTGCTGAAGAAGGTTTTGAGCAGGTGACACTCGCTGCGCTGCATGAATGGAGCAGAACTGCTGACCCCACTACACCTGTGCTTTATTGTCACACTAAGGGCGCTTTTTCAAACCATCCGGTAAACCCCCCATGGCGTCAGGCAATGACTGCTGCATGCGTGACACAGTGGCGTCACCGTGTCGCTGACCTAGAGACTGCTGATGCAGTTGGTTTGCACTGGCTCACTCCTGAGGCTTTTCCTGCTTACGTCAGTACTCCGTTTTTCGGAGGTAATTTTTGGCTGGCCCGTACCGGCTACCTCGCTGGGTTGAAGTCTTTGCAAGCTGACGATACGAACAGATACAAGGCGGAAAGCTGGATCGGGACGGGCAGCCCGCGAGTTAAAGCCCTCAGCGAGACATGGCCGGACTATGCGTATTCTCGCTAGCCACGACGGCGGGTCGGGGTGTGCCTGGTACCGGATGCTGGTTCCTCTAGACGCAGTAGACCGGCTTGTTCCTGATGTCAGCGTCACCTTCCGGTCCGGCGGCGGGAAGCTGATGAAGAACCCGCATCCGATGGTCAAGGCTGTCGATGCGGATGATGCCGACGTCGTGGTGTCGCAGCGGGCCAGTGAGTACCGGGGTCTCGGACTGTGGCGCCGCTGGGGCAGCACTCCCGGCCGGCGCACCGTCTACGAGAACGACGACGATGTCTTCTCCATTACCCGGGAGAACTCAGCGGCTTACGCGTCCTACAAGGAGGGCACCGAGGTACGCGAGGCGACCCTGCGCTACTGCACGACCGCTAACCTGGTCACTACGACGAGCCCGCACCTCGGCGACCGGTTCCGCGAGATGCTGGACAGCCGGGTACCCGTCGAGGTGCTGCCGAACTACATCCCCGCCTGGGTGCTTGACCTGCCGCGAGACCCGGCTGACCGGCGCATGCGGATCGGCTGGGCCGGCGGTGCCTCTCATGCGCGGGACATCCACATGGCGACGCCGTCGGTCCGCCGGTTCATGAAACGCTTCCCTGACTGGGACCTGTACGTCAACGGCACGGACTACCGGCGCCAGTTCGGCTGCCCGCCCGAACGTTCCTACTTCATCCCGTGGATTCACGTCGTGGACGAGCCGAAGGTCTACTACCGGGCCGTTGATTTCGACATCGGCATCTGCCCGCTGCTGTCCACCCAGTTCAGCCGGTCCAAGAGCTGGGTCAAGGCACTGGAGTACTTCAGCCGCGGCATCCCGGTCGTCGCCAGCGACGTCGAACCTTATCGCCGGTTCATCGACCACGGCGTCAACGGGTTCCTCGCCAAGTCTGACCATGAGTGGCTTAAGTACCTTTCGCTTCTCGCCGGCGACGAGGAACTGCGGCTGAAGATGGGGGAAGCGGCTAAGGCGAAGGCACGCGAGAACACTATCGAGGGGCATTATGCTGAGTGGGTCAACGCTTACAAGATGCTGTTCCCGGTCGGATGGAGCTTCAAGGGGTGAACTACGCGCCGAAGACGTACGTCAGGGGAGCATCGGTATCGTGCCGGGAGCAGGGCTGTCAGTCCCTGGAGCTGGCGGCGATGCTTGGAACCACGCTCGGCCGTACGCGCGAGCTGATCGAATCACTTGAGGGAACAGAGGTAAAGATGCAGCCGACGCAGGCGCTGTGGTGCGAGCAGGGGGGCCATTCGTTCAGCGAGAAGGACCCCGACGTCCAGGTGATCTCGATCGCGGGCCGCGGCCCGGACGGGCAGACGGTGGAGGAGTCGCGGACCAGCTGCGGAGAATGCGCCACGCTGGCTAAGACCCGGCTCGGCAAGACGCGCAACGCCCCGGTTTCCGAGCTTCCGCCCAGCGATTCGTAAGGCGCCTGCGTGAGCCTCGCAATGATCGTCCCGACGAAGGGCCGTCCGGAGAACGCTGAGCGGCTGCTGCACGCCGTTAACCAGACAGCAGGCGACGAACTAGGCCGGCTTGTCTTCGCGACTGACAGCAGCGAGCCTCTTGCTGAGGCGTACCAGCGGATTGTTCCGGTAGACGGAGCAAACTGGGACTGGGTGCGGATTTTCCCGGTTACGGCTAAACCGCAGCGCATGGGGCCGGTCCTGAATACGGTGGCCAGCCTGTTCGCGGCGCAGGGCAAGTACACGCACATCGTTTTCATGGGCGACGACCACGTTCCCCGTACCAGTAACTGGGATGAGGAACTGGTGAGATCGCTCGGCGGAAAGCCAGGAGTCGCTTACGGTAACGATCTTGCCCAGGGCGAGAAACTGCCGACTGCTTGCGTTATCTCAGCCGATATCATCCGCAGCCTCGGTTACATGTGCCCGCCTGCTCAGGAGCACTTGTACCTCGATGACTTCTGGAAGACGCTCGGGTGCAGCACGCGCCTGGTCTACCGGAATGACGTGGTGATCGAGCACCTGCACCCCAATTACGGCAAGGCCCGGTGGGACGAAGGCTATGCGGCGGCTAACAGTACCGATCAGTACGCGAAAGACCAGCACGCTTACAGCGATTTTATGACCGGGCGCTGGCTCGCTGACCGGGCACGGCTGAAGAAGGATCTGGGCCTTGACTGAGTGGAGGCTGTTCGACGGCGACGTGCCGTATGTCTCGACACCTGAGTTCCACCGTGACCGGGAACGTGCCAGGCACCTGGCACAGCCTGAACACCGGGACCGGCTGCTCGCCGCGGCGCGCATGATCAGGAAAGCAGCCGGGCCGCTCGGCACGTTCTCCGATCTCGGCTGCGGCGACGGCGGGCTGCTGTCTCTCGTCCAGGACGCGTTTCATAAAGCCTGGGGTTACGACTTCACCCCGGCGAACGTGCAAGGCTGTAAGGAACGCGGGGTCGATGCTGCTTACCTGGACGTGTTTGGCCGGGACCGGGATAACGTTCTTCTCGGTAGCGTCGTTGCCCTGACAGAAGTCCTGGAGCACCTGGCTGACCCGCACGGGGTACTCAAGTGGATACACGGCAGCACCAGCGCAGGTACCCTTGTCTGCTCCAGCCCGTGGAACGAGAACGCTGATGCACACGATGAATGCCACGCCTGGGCCTGGGACAGTGACGGGTACGTGACGATGATTGCGGATGCCGGCTGGCGTGTCGTCGAACAGGAGCATGTCGGGCGGTTCCAGCTGGTGCGAGCCCAGAAGTGAAGCGCCAGTTGCGGCTCTTTTACTCTCCGGAAGCGCGGGCGGCGCTTTACGCGAGTACTTACCAGCACGAAAAGTGGGAAGACCACAGGCACCGGGTCGCGCATACGGCACAGCTTTTGAAAGAGATGAATCCGCTGAGCGTGGCGGACCTAAGCTGCGGAGACGGGGCAATCGTGGCGCAGGCTGGTCTCGGGTGTCCGGTGTACCTCGGAGACATCACCCCAGGTCATCAGTTTACCGGACCCATTGAAGACACAGTTATCACGTGCCCGGAAGTAGATGTTTTCGTGTGCTCGGAAACGCTAGAGCACGTGGAGAGCCCCGAATGGGTACTGCATGTGATCCGGACGAAGGCCCGGCGTCTCCTGCTTAGCACGCCGCACGGAGAAGCTGACGACCGGAACCCGGAGCACTACTGGGGCTGGGACCGCGACGACCTGGCCCTGATGCTAGACGACGCCGGCTGGAACACGGTTGAGGTTGAGCTTTACACCCCGCCAGTATCGTTCGCTTACTACACATTCCAGATCTGGCGGTGCAGCTAACTGTGAAGAAAGCACTGGTTACCGGCAGCGGAGGCTTTGCCGGACGGCATTACACCAGCGCTCTGGAAGAGGACGGATTCCAGGTTCTCGGGGTTGACCCTACTGACCCTCGTGCATCGCCGCCGGCAGACGCCCGGGATTTCTTCCGGAAAGACAACGCACATTTCGACCTGGTCATCCACTGTGCTGCTGTTGTCGGCGGCAGGGCCACGATCGACGGCGCCCCGCTCGCGCTTGCTTCCAATCTAGAGCTTGACGCAGGGCTGTTTCAGTGGGCGCTGCGGACGAAGGTCGGCCGGGTCGTGTACGTCAGCTCGTCAGCGGCTTATCCGGTTGAACACCAGTCGCTCGTACGGCGCATCGCGCTGAAAGAAACGATGATCGACCCGGCTCTCAGCAGGCGTGACATCGGTGTTCCCGACCAGCTGTATGGCTGGGCCAAGCTGACTGGTGAGAACTTGGCGCACCGGGCGCGGCAGGAAGGCGTGAACGTCACGGTCATCCGGCCGTTTTCCGGTTACGGCGAAGACCAGGACGAGAGTTACCCGTTCCGGGCTTTCGCCGAGCGCGCACGCCGCCGTGCCGACCCGTTCGAGATCTGGGGCAATCCGCATCAGTGCCGCGACTTCATTCACATCGACGACATCGTGGACGCCACGCTGTTCATGGTGGAAAACGGTATCGACGGCCCCGTCAACCTCGGTACCGGCCGTGCGGTGTCTATGCTCCAGTTGGCACAGATGTTCTGTACACAGGCCGGGTACGCCCCGGTGCTAGACATCCGGAAGAACGCGCCGATGGGTGTGGCCTACCGGGTCGCTGACACTACGCTGCTGAACACGTTCTACAAGTCGAAGATCACCCTGGAAGAAGGCATCCGGAGGGCGCTGCAATGATCACGCGCTGGCTGAACCAGGACACAGGATCTGCTTCCGGGGTACCGCCGACAGTGCCGATTCTGATTGTTGACGTGCAGTTCACAGGAGACCTGGCTAGCGAAGGCTGGCAAACGGTTGTGTACGTGAAGGCAGCGTCTGGTATTCGGGAAACGGAGAAGCGATGAAACCGCTCGTGAGTGTCATTACCCCGACGTGGGGCAGGCACGAGCGGCTGCTGAACCGCTGCATCCCCAGTGTCCAGAGCCAGACGTACCGGAACATCGAGCACGTCATCGTGTCTGACGGACATGACCGTCTTCTAGCGGAGAAGATGCTAGAGCTGATGTCCGGGTCCGCGTTCTACCATGTGACGCAGTTCACCCAGCTGCCCGAGCATTCCGCTGAGCAGCACTGGGGGCACTTGGCACGGCTGCACGGCCTTGCACTGGCCCGCGGCGAGTACATCGCCTACTGCGACGACGACGACGCCCTGCGCCCGGAGCACGTGCAGGTCCTGGCTCAGTGCCTGCGCGACGACCCGTCGATCGGCTGGGCGTACTCGCAGATGGCCAGCTACAGCAGCGACGGTTCCTGGACGACGATCGGCAATACGGGTGTCCCGACGGGCGGTCAGATCGGCACCCCGATGATCATGCACAGGCGCAGCATCCTGGAGCACGGCACCTGGGGGCCGGCATCCGGGATGGAAGACTGGGAACTCGTCCAGCGCTGGACGGCCGCCGGGATCACGTACGGGCGCGTTTCCCAGGTCACCGTCGATGTCTGGCCGTCGGCCTACCACCACCATTACTAACACGTGATACCGTGGCGCCATGAGTGAGCCTGAGCCCCTTGACGAGTTCCCGGCGTCAGCCGTTGAGGTCCGCGGCGGCGACCGGCCTGAGGACTACATGCCGGAGAACGGCTGTGCCTGCGGCCCCGCGTGCCCGGATTCCGATGAGCAGGACGACGAGGCTGAGTGAGCGGTACTGCTCTGCCCGCTGCGCCCCGCGACGAGCCGTTCCGCCAGGCCGCCGAGGTGATCCGGCACGTTCAGAAGACGGAGCACAGGTACCTGCTGCACGGCGAGCGTTACGATGAGCGCGTCACCCCGTGGATGCCGTTCCAGCCAGCTGAGTTCCTGTCGATCCTCTTCGAGTGCGTCCCCGAGCTGGCTGGCCGGAACTTTCTTGACGTCGGGTGCGGCCCCGGTACCAAGATGCTTCTGGCCGGCCACTTTTACGGGCTGCACGCTGAGGGTATCGAGATCGACTCGGCGATGGCGGCTGCGGCTGCGGCGCACGGCGGCGTTTTCCCGCAGGACGCCCTGGAAGCGGTTCCGTGCTTCTACTCCGTGTACGACCTGATCTGGCTGTACCGTCCGTTCCGCGACCGGGAGCTGGAGCAGCAGCTGGAAAGGCGGATCATGAACGAGATGAAGCCCGGTGCGGTCCTTGCCGGGGGCGGCTGGGAAATCTGCCCGGCTGACCAGCGTTGGATTACCGTGGTAGACGACTGGGAGCTGCGCCGTGGTGCTTGGCTCAAGCCGCGGCCCGTTACCGATCTCGCTGAGCTTTAGGCGGAGCGCGGGCGTGCCTGAGCGGCCTATCGAAGACCAGGCACGGGAGTACGCGTTTACGCTCAAGGTAGAGCAGGCGCTTGCCGGGAAGGCGGGGTTCAGCTGGGAAGATATCGTCGACCTGATGTTCTGGGCTTACAACGAGGGAATGAGCGACCACTGAGCCTTACCCTGACGGTATGAGCCTGCTTGAGTTCGTTAAGCACTTCCGTATCACGGGCGCTGGCTGGTACTGGATCGTCTGGTTCTTCGGCGGCTTCGGCATCTACGAAGGCTGGGGCCTGCTGTTCAACGCCCAGGACACGCTCTCCTGGCAGTTCTGGGGTCTTGAGCAGATCGACTTTGCCGACCCGGTGGACTTCGCTAGATGGACGCCCGTCCACTGGGTGATCGCCCTGATGATCTTCGGCCTGCTGTTCTGGCTGGCGTTTCACCTGGTTTTCGGCATCTGGCGCTTAGTGCCACGTGGCGCTGAGGAGTCCTGCCAGCTAGTCTGAGCATGGACGCCTGCGGCCGTTAGCGGAGCCAGGCACACCTGACCGGAAGGTGTGCCCGTGATGAACATCCCGCTGCTGAACGTCGAGCCCCAGCGCTGGTACTGCCCTAACTGCGACGTTACCGACGTGTCTGCGCCGCTGCCTCCCGGTTCGTCCCGCTACCACGTCTGCGCCGGGCTGCACGGCCTCAACGCCCCGCTGATCCGCGAAGGACTGCGCGTTAAGGTCGAAGCCGAAGAGCGCGCTGACTACCTGGGACGCGAAATCCAGGCTACGGGCGACGACGGAAAGCCGTACATGGCGGTCCGTACCACCCGCGACGACGGCGACGACCTGATGGTCAACCCCGGGCTCGCCTACATGCGGCTGGTGCGCTGATGGACGATCGCGGTCAGCAGCCGGCACCTGATGAAGCGCCCGAGCGCCACGATGCGACCGTAACCCCGGGGGTAGCCGCCGCGACTGCTGCTGCGCCGTCAGACAGTGAGGACCTGTAATGACCTGGACAGGGTCAGACATCAACACCGCGGGGCTGAACTGCATCCTCAACGGGAACGCGGCGACCAGCGAAACCTTCGGGCCGTTCTACGGTTCTACCCAGTCGTTCAGCGGCGACACCGTGAACGTCGCGCTGTACGGCACCACGCCCACCACGGCGACGGCGCTGACCGACACGCTTGCGCACAATGCCTACAACGGCGCCGGCGGCCAGTGGCTGTCGGCGAACGAGCTGCCTACCGCCGGCGGGTACACCCAGACGGGTACTGCGCTCGGGACCAAGACGGAAACGTCGGCCGGCACGGCTATCTGCAAGTTTACCGGCGCGAACGTCAGCTGGACGTCAGCGACCTTCACTACCTACGGGTGCCTGGTTTACGACAACACGGTGACCAACAAGTATGCGTACTGCTGGAACTACTTCGGCGGTGCGCAGTCCGTGGCGGCAGGAACGTTCACCGTCAACTGGAACACGTCGGGGATCTTCGCTATTACCTGTTCGTAAGGAGGCACCGTGGCTGTTGGGCAGTCCATTACGTCCGCGCAGCTTAACTCCTGGCTGTCGGTTCTGGCGCTGCAGATCTGCGGCTGGGCCTACCAGGTGAACCAGCTCCAGGAAATTACTGTCTCGCTCAGCACCGCCGGGCTGGAGGCGGCCGGGTTCAGTGCGCCGGATGCCGCTACCTTCCAGACTATGGCGAGCTACCTGAATACCGTCGCCGGGGTGTACCAGGGAGCCGCGGCGCAAGGGTCGCAGTTCAATTTCGATAACGCCCTGTGCCTCGTACGCGGTTCGTCAGCGACTGTCGGGTGACGCAGTTGCCGGCTGCTTACGGGGAGGAGGCGAACGGGTGCCCGCATCGCATGTGCAGGTAGCGCCGGACTCCACCGGTAAAGATATCGACGCCGACTCCGTCACCAGCACCGAGGCGGGCACCCCGACCGTCTACCGGCAGGACATCGTTATCGCCGACCCTGTGACGTACGCGAACAAGGCGCACGTCGGTCCCGGCGGGGACCAGCTGGTCAGCCTGACCACGCCCAGCCTGGCGCCTTTCGGGGTTACCGGGGCACTCACCCCTTACGGGGCCTTGCAAGTCCTTGGGATATCACCCGTACTGTTCTCTGATCCCATGGACGGGCCGACTGTAGACACCGCCAGCAGGTGGAGCACGGGCGGCACCCAGCTTCCCACGCAGGCGAACGGCACCGCCGTCCTGGCTGCGACTGTCGGGGCATCAGTCAGCAACAACTCAACGCTGGTCAGCCAGGTGTCGTTCAGCCCGTCCGCACTGGGATTCACTCTTGGCGGCGGCCTCGTCACCCTGGAGTCCGCTCAGGTCAGTGCAGTTAACGTCAACAGGTTCTGGGGTTTCGGGCAGGTTACCTCATTCACTTACGCGACGCCCGTCACTGACGGGATCGGCTTCGAGGTGGAAGGCACACTCGGGGCGCTGCAGTGCGTGATATGGGTCGGCGGCGTGAAATACGTCCTCAACTCCACCAGCGCGACCCTGATCAGCTCCTCGGTAGCGGGCGCGGGCGGGTCAGGCACGGCACTGCCTTCCGGGAGTACCGGATCCAACTTCGGGTCGCTGATGACATGGCAGGGCGGCGAGCACAGGTATGCGGTTGAAGTCCGGCCTGACGTTATCTACTGGTTCGTGGAGAACACGAACGTGCCGGTGGCGGTACTGACTTACGTTGCGCCTAGCGTCCAGACGCTCCCGATCCGGTTCGCAGCCATTACCAACGGATCCGCCACCAGCCTCCCGTACACGTTCCAGGCTGGCGCGGTGACGGTAGCGGACACCGGGGGGCAGAACCAGCAGGTTTCTGACGGGACTTACCCGTGGCGGAAAGCAACGGTCACTGCCGGGGGGGCGCTGTCGACCGTCGCGAACGCAACCCGGACGCAGATGGCCTGGGGGACTGTGACGGCGGGGCTGACCGCCGGGACGTCCGCTACCAACGCACTGATCGTCCTCGGCCAGGAATTCCGCGGCGGGGTATCCGCCGGCACCACCAACACGTCCAATGCGATCACCGCGGGAAAGACGTTCCGGGTGACGGCAATGACCGTCGCGCTGCAGGCCAACGCAGCACTGGTGTCGTCAGCTGTTTTCACGCTGCTTTACAACCCGGCGGGCGCAGTGACCACCGCCTCGGCGCCTGCTCTGGTAGCTACTGCCAGTGTCCCTGCGGTAACCGGGACGATGTCGTCGGCGACGGTGCCGGTCCCGGACGGGCTCGACCTGCCCGGCGGCACCACCCCGGGCCAGTTCGGAATCGCCGTGCTGCCCACCTGGGCGACGACCGCGCCGCAGGTATACGCCTGGATAACAGGCTACGAGTACTGACAGGGAAGAGGGCTTATGGCCGGCCAGCAGTGGGTATCGCTGATCAACAGCGGGAGCGTGCGCGCCTCCGGTCCCGGTACTACCCTGTCTGCCTCGGCGACGACTGCGACGATCAGCCCGTGCCAGTCGCAGGCACTTCTCGTCGATGTCGCTACGGTCAACCCGGACGGGCAGCCCCTCGGCTGGTACGTCGGGATGCTGATCCGCGTCACGGCCCGCGGATTCGTGAACACAGGCGGCACTACCTCGAACCTCACCTGGCTTCTTACGGCGAACAAGGGCAACAACAACAGCTGGCAGACACTCGCGACGACGACGGGCCTCGTCCTCGGCACGGGCGCGGTGACGGGCCTCCAGTGGGAGCTGGACGCGCTGATCCGCTGCACGGCAGTCAACACCCAGGCGAGCGCCGTCGGTGCCTGTTCGACGCAGGGCAGCGTCAAGATGGACATCGCGGTGCCCAGCTCGCCTGCTCTTGCCGCTAACGAGCTGATCCTGCCGATGCCCAACATCTCCGGTGAGACGTCGCTCGCGACGATTGACACCTCAGTGGTAACCGGTATCGGGCTGCGGGCTACCCTGTCGGCTGCGTTCGGAGCGGTCGCGTGCACGCAGTGGCTCGTCGAGGCCCTGGACTAGCCCTTCTTCCGGCTAGAGCCGTGCTGACTTAACCGACGGGAGGAGCGCATGGCCACGCTCACCCGTGTTCAACACAACTCAACTAATCCGGTTACCACGGCGGCCAGTCTTACCGCGACCCTCGGCAGCGGGGTCACTTCCGGCAACCTCCTCGTTGCCACGATTACTGTCGGCTCGAACGTCGGCACAGTCACGCCGCCTGCCAGCTGGGCGCAGGCCGGACCTGCTGAAACAAACGGTACGTCGCTCCAGACCCAGCTTTTCTATCTGGTTGCCGGGGCCAGCGGAGCGACCAGCTTCGTATTCAGCTGGACAGGCACCCACTCATTCGGCTGGACGATCGACGAATGGAACAGCTCTACCGGATGGCAGCCGAGTCCGGTAGACAGCAGTGCCGGGGCGACGGCTACCTCTGCTTCAGTCAGCTGCGGTTCCCCGGCCGCTACGGCACAGGCGTCTGAGCTGTGGTACGGCGTGCTGTCCTGGGCAGGCAGCGGCCAGACGCTGTCGGGCATTACGGGCGGCTGGACGACCGGCGACACTTCTGCCTTTTCGGGTAACAATACCAATACCGGCTTCTACCAGATCGCTGCGGCTGCCGGCACGCCTGCCCTGGCCGCCACTATCAGTGCGTCTGAGATTAACGCCGGCGTCGTCGCTACCTTTATCCCTGCCCCGGTGACGGCGGCTCCAGGCATAAGGCCGCAGATCCCGCCGGGCCGCCGTTCCCCGATGGCCTGGCAGCGGATCGCCCCGCAGCCGCCCCTGCCGGGCACGCCGACTGTCAACGCCAGCGTAACCGCCGGCCTCGCCTCCGGTACCGGCACCGCGCAGTCCGCGGCCAGTCCTGCCTTTACCGGCTTGCTGGCGCTGACGGGCGTTACCAGCACTGCCCAGGTGGCTGCTTCTGCAGGGGCTGGACTCGCAACAGGTACAGCACAGCCCCCCGCTGCCCAGGTCACTGCTTTCGCCGGGCTCGCCGCGGGTACCGGTGCCGCAGTTCTGCTTGTTCCTGCCTTCGCCGGGCTCGCCTCCGGTACAGGTACAGCACAGCAGCCTGCCGCCCAGGTCGCTGCTTTCGCTGGCACCGCTTCCGGGACCGGCGCAGCACAGGCACCTGCAACCGGGCGCGTTCCGGGTGCTGCCGCCGGCACTGCAGCAGCACAGCAGCCTGGCGCCCAGGTCACTGCCTTCCCTGGTACAGCGGCTGGAACAGGTACCGTGTTTACGCCGGCTGCCGGCCTGAGGACCTCAGCTGCGACGGGAACGGCGTACCAGCCTGCCGCTGCGGTTACCGCATTTCCAGGTGCAGCAGCAGGAACCGGTGCCGCAGCAGCACCCGGCGGTGCCCGTACGGCCGGAGTAGCTGCCGGCGCCGGCGCCGGGGCTGCCCCGCTGGCTGCTGTCAGCCCGGTACCCGGCACTGCCCGCGGAACCGGCACCGTCCAGTCCCCGGGTTTCGCGCCGCAGCTGCCGCACTGGGGCGGTGCCCTGACCTCACCCGGTCCGAGTGCGGTCCTGACGACGCCGGGGTTCCGTGCGGCCCTGACAGCGCCCGGCTTCGGTGCCGCCCTGACGACGCCGAGACTGGGTGCGGTACTGACGCTCGCCAGCCTGAGGGCTGTCTTGGCCACTGCCGGCCTGGGCGCTAACCTTTCACTAGCCGGATTCGGCGCTGTCCTGACCGGAGGCACCATGCAGCAGGCGAGCCTGACGCTCTCCGAGTTCAACGACATGACGATCAGCATCGCGGTCACTAATAACGGCAGCCCGTTCAACCTGACCGGCTACAACCTCAACCTGCTGCTGAAGAGCCAGGCGGGCGTCCCGGATACCCAGGCGCTGACCTTTTCCTCCAGCGGCGGTTCGCCGGCGATTACCATCACCAGTCCCTCCGGCGGCCTGGCGACCGCGCAGCTGCCCAACGCCTCGCTCAATTCCGAGACCTACAGCTTCTACCGGCTCGATGTCGTCAACGCCTCCAGCCAGCAGCAGACCACGGTCTACGGTCCGATTGTCTGGGTGACGCTGTGAGGCGCCGGGACCGGCTTCCACCGCCGAAGTCACAACCGCCCATGACTTCGCTGCCGCCTCCACCGGCGCCTAAGAAGGTTGTCGTTGAAGTGCATGTGCACAGGGACGGGAAGGAGGACGAATGAGCGCTCAGGTCTATTACGACAGCCCGACCGAGGCCGCAGCGGTCGTCCCGGTTACCTTCACCACGCCTGCCGGGATTGTCACTGATCCCACGTCGGTCAGCTGCGTCGTCATCGACCCGACGGGCGTGCAGACGACGTACACCTACGGCGGCTCGCCTCCGAACAACACAGTCATCCGCGTATCGGCCGGGAACTACTCGCTGAACCTCACCGGGCTGACCCTGGCCGGGCTGTACACCACTATCTGGATCGGCACGGGCAACGCCGTCCAGCAGACAAGCCCCTACACCGTGCGGATCGTGCCGCTGTCTGCCGTCGGGACCGGTATGACGTACTGGTACACCGGCCGGGAAGAGCTGAAGTCCCGGCTGAACATCGTCGACAACACCAGCGACTTCGAGATCCAGCTCGCCATCCAGGCAGTCACCAACTGGATCAACAGTTACACGGGACGACACTTCTATCAGCTGACCGAGACGCGCACGTACTGCCCGGACAACATCTGGGAGCTGCCGATCGACGACCTGGTGTCTACTCCCGCAGTCGCTGCCGCCACGGTGGTGAACCTCGACTACAACGGCACGGGTGTTTACGACACTGCCTGGGGGCATCCCGCGCCGCCGGTCGGCACCGGGGGAAACTACGTGCTGAAGCTCGGCTCGCCGATGAACTACGTAGACAACTACAACGTCAATGCTGCCGGCGTACCGCGCCCGTATACCCAGCTTCAGGCCCTGATGTCGGGGCAGGGGCAGAACCCCGCGGGCGGCGGCTGGCTGCCGTTTATCTGGCCGTACACGCATCTGGACCGGGTGCAGATCATCGGCACCTGGGGCTGGAACTCGGTGCCGCCGTCTGTTCAGCAGGCGTCGCTGCTGCTGTGCACTGACGTGTTCAAGTCAAAAGATGCTCCGTGGGGTATTGCCGGGACAGCTGAGACAGGGCTGATGCGTGTTCAGAGTAATCCTTGGGCGGTAGAGTTCCTCCATGACTACATCAACCCCCGGCGGAAGGTCGGAGTCTAGCCTGCGCGAGGGCTGCTGCGGCTCAGGGGACTGCACCTGCCCGGCTGCGTGCACGTGCCGGTGCGCGGAGTGCAACTGCTCTTAAAGGGAACATCTATGGCGCCTAAGGCGACGGTCACTGCGGTCACAGCGAAGGCGACCTCGAACACGGCCAAGCCGTCGGGACTCCAGCTGTCAGCCGCGCAGTGGAAGGTGTACTCCCGCGTCTACAGCGCGGTCCGGACGAAGCTGGCGATCAAGGCCGCGGCCCAGACACTGCGCCAGTCCCGGCTGACGGCTGCCTACAGCATGCAGAAGAAGGCCGCTGCAGCCCGGTCGAATGCCCAGGCCGCCAGGATCGCCGCCTATGCCACCCGCCAGTCGTTCCGCCAGTCCGTGCAGGCTCATCAGAATGCGGCACTGCAGGCCCGTGTCTACGCGGCCTTCAGCCGGCACATGACGCTGCTCGGCCGGGCGCAGTACATCGCAGGCGGTGAAAAAGCCTTTGCCCATGCGGCCGTTATGCGCACCGTCACCACCGCGCAGGCGACGACGATCGAACAGGCCCGGTTCGCGCAGGCCGTCAAGACAGCGAAGGCCGCGGTTTCCACGGCCGGGACATCGACGGCAGCCCCCTCGGCCGCAAGCGTCACGGCGAACAGGATCGCAACGGCTGTCGCCTCGAAAAGCCCGGCCGGCCGTACCGCGCCGCGCCCGGAGAAGACGCTCGCCGCCGAGTCGTGGCAGGAGTCCTCGTGGTGCGGGGCCTGGCGCGGAGACCCGGACGGGTACGACTGCGTCGCCGCGGCCATCGCCAACCACCTGCTGTACGCGCGCCGCCTCGCGCACTCCGACGTCAGGTACACGGTCCTGCGGGACGAACTGGGGCAGTGGCCGGAAGGGCCGCCGATCGCGGAAGCCCTTGCTCGCGTGCAGGAAGCCTGGAATTTCCTGGGCTGGGCGCGGCTCGTCAGCTACCGGCCCGACGTAGAGGTGTTCGGCCTGCTGCCCGGGGCTGTCATCGGCTTCGCGACAGAACACGGGCCGCATGCCGCGCTGTATCTCGGCGACGGGAAGATCGCCAGCTGGGGCGAGGTGCTGCTGCTCTGCGACGTGATGCTGCCGGGAACTGAAGTAGAGGAGTCCTGGCGTCTGCACTGGGCTGTAGGCTGACCGCGTGACGACCAACATGACCGCGATACGGAACGCGCTGGCCGGCCAGATCGGAA